GGTAAAAGAAGAAATTAAAATTGAAGAACCTTTAGTCTTGCACAAAAAAGATATTGCTGAAAAAGCAACAAAAGAAACTAAGCAAGAAACTAAATCTTCATTAACATTTGGAGTATAATTATGGGAGCAGGAGGAGCATCAACTGGTGGTGGCGGAGGAGTAGGTCCAGCAGGAATAAAAACTGATGGAACTTATGGAACTAAAAAAGATGCAAAGAAAGCATCAAGAAGAAATGAATTTAGAACTTTTGTAAAAGAAGGTGGAGTTGTTGGAAAAGTTATAAGAGGTATTACAGGAAAAACTCCTTACGAAATGAATTTAGAAAGACGACAAAAATTTGTTAAATCAAAAGGTTTGACAAGTGAAGAAATTAATTTAGACCCATCTTATCTTGGATCGAAAGAAGGTTTAGCAGAACTTCGTAAACAAGGTTATACAACAGCTTCAGATACTGTGAATACAGGTGGTGGTAATGATAACAACAATCAACCTGCCGAACCAGTTATCGTTAAAAAAAATATTGGCGGTACAGAAGTACAAACTACCGAAGCTAAACTAGCAGAAGAAAAAGCTACAGATGATGAATACGATATGAGAAAAACAAAGAAGAGAGGTAGAAGACAAACAATACTTACTTCTCAAGGTGGTGCTAGAGGAAATCTTGAATTAGGTAAGAAAAGTTTATTAGGTGTGTAATGGCAAAAACTGATTTAACGAAAACTATCATGGCGAGATTTGATCGCCTTAAAACTGGTAGACAAAACTGGGAAACACATTGGCAAGAAGTTGCAGACTACATGCAACCTAGAAAAGCTGATGTAACTAGAACAAGATCAAAAGGTGATAAACGAACAGAACTTATTTTCGATTCCTCTCCGATACAAGCTGTAGAATTGTTAGCTGCATCTTTACATGGGATGCTAACTAACCCTTCTACTCCTTGGTTCTCACTTAGATATAAGGATGAAGGATTAGATTCAGATGATGAAGCTAAACTTTGGTTAGAAGGTGTAACAGAAACAATGTACACTGCGTTTAATAGATCAAATTTTCAACAAGAAATATTTGAATTATATCATGATCTAATTACATTTGGCACTGCTGCAATGTTTATTGAGGAAGATCAAAACGATCTTTTAAAATTTTCAACAAGACACATTAATGAAATCTATGTAACTGAAAATGATAAAGGCAGAATAGATACAGTATATAGAAAATTTAAAATTACACTTAGAGCTGCTGCTCAACAGTTTGGTAATAACTTATCTGAAGAAGCAAGAAACAAAGTAGAGAAAGACCCATTTGATGAAATAGATATTTTACATGCGGTATATCCAAGACAAGACTTTAACCCTACAAAAAAAGACAAAGAGAACATGGAGTTTGAATCTGTTTATGTAGAATACAAAAATGGTAATGAACTATCAGTAGGTGGCTTTGTTGAGTTTCCTTTTGTAGTTCCTAGATATTTAAAAGCATCACACGAAATCTATGGTAGATCACCTGCAATGACAGCACTACCAGATGTTAAGATGCTAAATGAAATGTCAAAGACAACTATCAAAGCTGCACAAAAACAAGTAGACCCACCTTTATTAGTTCCTGATGATGGTTTTTTATTACCAGTTAGAACTGTACCGGGAGGACTAAACTTTTATAGATCAGGTACAAGAGATAGAATTGAACCATTGAACATTGGTGCAAACAATCCATTAGGTTTGAACATGGAAGAGCAAAGAAGAACTGCAATTAGAAATGTATTCTATGTAGATCAACTATTGCTACAACAAGGACCACAGATGACAGCAACAGAAGTTATACAAAGAAACGAAGAAAAGATGAGATTGTTAGGACCAGTATTAGGTAGACTACAATCAGAATTATTAAAACCAATGATTGATAGATGCTTTGCAATACTACTTAGAAACAATCAGTTTGCACAAGCTCCTGAGTTTTTATCTGGTCAAGATATAGAAATAGAATATGTATCACCATTAGCAAAAGCACAAAAAGGAACAGAGCTTTCATCAATTACTAGAGCAATAGAAATATTAGGATCACTTGCTAATGTTGCTCCAGTATTTGATTACATTAACTTTGATGCGTTGGTCAAGCATGTAGCAGACTTAGTTGGCGTACCGCAAAAAGTTTTAAAACTACAATCACAAGTAAACGCTGAGAGAGAACAAGCAGCACAACAACAACAACAAATGGCACAGATGCAACAACTGCAACAAGTAGCCAAAGCAGGAGGAGATATAGCACCGCTAGCGAAAGCATTGCCAGACGAAGCAAGAGCTGTAGCAAATGCAGAAGCGGAATAGTATGGAAGCAAAACAACTAGAGAAATACTTACAAGAACTACAAACAGATTATAAAACAGTATTCAATTCAGACGAAGGCGTAAGAGTCATGGCTGATCTTGAGAAACGATGTCATTTTATGACTACCACAAACATAAAAGGTGATAGTCATGAGAGTGCATATATGGAAGGACAACGCAGCGTTCTTCTATTTATAAAATCAATGCTGCAAAAAAAGGATAGATAAAATGTCAAGCGAACAGATAACACAGGAAACTGTGCCTGTAGAACAGACAACTACAGAAGCACAACCACAAGCAACACAATCAACTGTTGCCAAAGCAGACACACCTGCACCACAACCCACCCAATCAACTTGGAAAGATACTATTAGCGAAGTCTATAGAAACGATCCTAACATTGAAAAGTTTACAGAGATAGATGCACTTGCAAAGTCATACATCAATGCAACTAGAATGATTGGACAAGATAAGATGGTTGTGCCTAATAAAAATTTTACTGAAGATCAATGGGAAGAAGCCTATATGAAAATGGGTAGACCAGATTCTGCAGATAAATATTCATTAGATGTAAAATCAGATGTTGTTTCTTTAGATGAACAAGCTATCAAAAGTTTTCAAGATCAATCTTTTAAACTTGGTTTGAATAACGAACAAGCAAAAGGTGTCTTGGATTTTTATAAAAATAATATGGAAGCACAAAGTCAGCAAGCAAAAGTAGATGTAGAAACATCACAAGCTCAAGCTCAAAACTTACTTAGACAAGAATGGGGTAGAGATTATGATGCAAATATCTCTAAAGCTAAATCTTTGGCTGCTGCCAATCTATCACCAGAAGTTTTTGAGATGCAACTAGCAGATGGAAGTAGACTTGGAGATAATGTTGATGTTATCAAAGGCTTTGCAAAGATTGCAAATATGATGTCAGAAGATAAAATATTATCTACTGAATCTGAAAATATGGATAGAAGTGAGGATATTCAAACTGAAATAGATCAAATTATGAATGATAAGAATGGTCCATATTGGAACTCTTCTCACCCTAATCATGATAAAGTTGTTCAACAAGTTTATACTTTGAGGGAGATGTTAAGTGGAAGCAAATGAACATCTTAATAATGAAGAGATTAGACTTGAGATTTTAAGGATTGTTAAAGAAACAGGAACAGAGTTTCAGAAACAAGACCCCTTGCCAATCTGCGAAATTTATTATAAATGGATTAAAGGTAAGACAATTCGTAAGAACCTTACTGGCAAGAAGGAATAGACTTCTAGTCTAAAAGACTTAAAATCCAAGAGATGCCTGCGTAGGCGGATAACTTCTCTGATTGTTTAACATAAATGATAACAATGGGAGACTAATATGTCATCACAAGTAACTACAGCATTTGTACAGCAGTATTCTGCTAACATTCAAATGCTATCTCAACAAATGGGATCGTTATTAAGAGACAAAGTTCGTCTTGAATCTGTTGTTGGAAAAAATGCTTTCTTTGACCAAGTAGGGAAAGTAACTGCTGTTTTAAAAACTAGCAGACATTCCGACACTCCACAGATCGACACTCCGCATGCTAGAAGAAGAGTATCTCTTGCGGATTACGAATTTGCGGATTTAATAGATCAACAAGATAAAGTGAGACTCTTAATAGACCCGACTTCATCTTATGCTCAAGCTGCTGCTATGGCAATGGGTAGAGCTATGGATGACGTGGTAATCAGTGCCGCTACAGGAACTGCATTTACTGGCGAAACAGGATCAACTTCAACTGTATTACCTTCTGCACAGAAGATTACAGAAAGTGGTACTGATGGTTTAACTATTGCGAAGTTAAGAACTGCAAAAGAAAAGTTCGACTTAGCAAGTGTAGACCCATCAATCGCTAGATTTATCGTGGTATCCCCAAGACAAATCACTGATCTATTAGGTACAACTGAAGTAACAAGTTCAGATTTCAACACTGTTAAAGCATTAGCAAATGGTGAAATCAACTCGTTCTTAGGTTTTAACTTTATAGTATCAAACAGACTATCTATTGCATCTTCTAAAAGATCATGTATCGCATTTGCACAGGATGGTATTACACTAGCAGTTGGCAAAGATGTTCAAGCTCGTATTGACGAAAGAGCTGATAAATCTTACGCTACTCAAGTGTACTACTGCATGAGCATTGGTGCTACAAGAATGGAAGAAGAAAAGGTAGTTTCAATAGAAGCACACGAAGCGTAATAGAAGGAGGATATAATTATGGCTGACTCAATACAACAAGCTAAGATTGATTCTACACCTTCACAAAAAGTGAAAGCAAACGAACTTGCTGGTAGAGTAAGAGTTGCTTTTGCTGAATACGAAGCGAGTGCAGAACAATCAACAGTTCACATGTTTAGCATACCAAATGGTGCGAGACTTTTATCAGGCTCAGTAGCGTATGATGCGTTAGGATCATCGACTACTATTTCTGTAGGTTACGCAGCACACACTAAAGCAGATGGTACAAGTGAAGCAGCAGACGTAGATCAATACAAAGCTGCGGCAGCTTCAACTTCTGCAGAAAGTGTTGCAGTGTTAGACACGATTGCATTAGACAAAAATGCAGTAACAGATGCCAACAAAGATGGTGTTCCAGTTACAGTTACATTAGCAGGTGCTAATGGTACTGGTACTATTCAGTTGCAAATGTTATATGTAATTGACTAATAACTAGAATTTTAGGGGAGGAAAGCGAGAGTGGAACTCCCCTAGGATGCAATGAAACAAATAAAAGATTTAAAAACAGTATTACATTTTAGAAAGGGTGATTATGTTTATCGTTATGTACTGGTAGACAGATTCAAGAATACAAGTAAAGTACATTATGGTTTTGATGCAAAGCTAGAAAGAACTGAGGCAGAAACCTTTGCATTAGAAAAAGATAGACAGATTAGAAGAAAGTATATTATAAGGAAGTAGTATGGCATCAGTAGTAGATATTTGTAATGGATCGTTAAATCAATTAGGTGCAACAACTATTGTTTCCTTAACAGAAGATTCAAAAAATGGCAGACTATGTAATGCTAGATACACTCAGATAAGAGATAGTGTATTTAGATCACACCCTTGGAACTGCTTACAAAAAAGATTAGAACTATCATCATCAACAGATACTCCTGCTTGGGGATTTAGTTTTAAATATGATTTACCCGGTGATTGTTTAAGATTACTAAGAATATTAGATTTTGATTCAAACCACAAAGTAGAAGGTAGATCAATTCTATCTAACAACTCTTCTATGAAGATATTATATATCTCAAGAGTTACAGACCCAAATCAATATGATGAAAATTTAAGAGAAACATTATCAGCAGCATTAGCTGCAGATATAGCATACGCTATTACATCTAACAATACCACGCAACAAAACATGATTGCTCTTTATCAAGAGAAATTAAAAGACGCTAGATTTGTAGATTCAACTGAAGGATATAATACTACTCAAGAAGATGGAATGGCAGATGTTATAGATGCTGGTACATTTATAAACGCAAGGTTCTAATACATGGCTAGAGTAGCTGCACAACTTACAAATTTCACAGCAGGTGAGTTATCACCAAGACTAGATGGTAGAAATGATTTATCTAAATATCCTGCAGGATGTAAGACACTTGAGAATATAGTTATCTATCCTCATGGTGCTGCAGCTCGTAGACCGGGTACTCAGTTTATAGCAGAAGTAAAAACAAGTAGTGCCAAAACAAGATTAATACCTTTTGAATTTTCAACAACACAAACTTACATTCTTGAGTTTGGTAATCAGTATATGAGAGTATACAAAGATAAAGGTCAAGTGCTATCAGGTGGTTCAGCTTTTGAAATATCTACACCTTATCTTACAGCAGAACTATTTGATATTAAGTTCGCACAATCTGCCGATGTGATGTACATAACGCATCCTAGTCATGCAACAAGAAAGCTATCAAGAACAGGTCATACAGCTTGGACATTAGCAACTGTAGATTTTACTAATGGTCCATACTTAGATACTAATACATCAACTACAACAATCACAGCTTCAGCACATACAGTAGGAACTGGTAGAACTTTTACTGCTAGTGCTAGTACATTTGTTTCAACAGATGTTGATAGATTAATTAGATTTAGAGATGGTTATGCAAAGGTAACAGGATTTACAAGTGCCACAGTGGTTACTGTTGAAATAATAAAAGATACAGGATCATCTAGTGCCTCTACTGATTGGTCATTAGGTGCATTTTCAGATACCACAGGTCATCCTTCTTGCGTAACCTTCTTTGAACAAAGATTAGTTTTCGCAGCGACATTGAATAATCCGCAAACAATTTATTTTTCAAAGTCAGGTGATTATGAAAACATGGATGCGAATATTGGCGGAACTGTGGCGGATGATGATGCTATTGTTTATACGATTGCATCAAACCAAGTTAATGCCATAAGATTTCTTTCACCAACTAGAACTTTAATTATTGGAACTGCAGGAGGTGAGTTTGCAGTTTATGGAGGTGGAGATAACGATGCGATCACACCAACAAATATTATTATTAAGAAACAATCAAACTATGGTGGAGCAAACGTAGATGCTGTACCAGTAGCTAACGCAACATTATTTTTACAAAGAGCTAAAAGAAAAATAAGAGAGCTTGCATACAACTTTGATGTTGATGGTTATGTAGCACCTGATCTTACAATCCTTGCCGAACACATTACACAAGGTGGTATTACACAAATGGCATATCAAGAAGAACCTTTATCTATTATTTATGCTGTAAGAGAAGATGGAGAATTAGTGGCACTTACATATCAAAGAGATCAACAAGTAGTTGCTTGGCATAGACATATCTTCGGTGGTTCATTTGGAACTGGTAATGCAGTTTGTGAAAGTATTGCAGTTATTCCTACAGACTTAGATGAATATGAAGTTTATGTAATTATTAAAAGAACAATTAATGGTGCAACAAAAAGATATGTAGAAGTTTTAAATACATTTGATTTTACAGAAACAGATAATACTTCATTTAATTATTTAGATAGTCAATTAAACTACGATGGTGTTTCAACAACACTCAATGGAGATATTACAAATTCAGCAACTACAATTACTTTAGCTGATGCAAGTTCTTTTAATAGTTCAGGTAAAATAAAAATAAATAAAGAGATCATAGCTTACACAGGTAAATCATCAAACGATCTTACAGGATGCACAAGAGGTCAAAACTTAACTACTGCAGCAGCACATACATCAGGTGATACAGTAGATCAAGTAGTTGAAACATTATCAGGTCTAACTCACCTTGAAGGACAAACAGTTTCGATATTGGCAGATGGTGCAACGCACCCTACAAAAACTGTTAGTTCGGGTGCGATTAGTTTGGATAGAGCAGCTAAGAAAGTTAAAGTAGGTTTAGCTTATACTTCTTTACTTCAAACAATGAGAATAGATGCTGGTTCACAAAATGGAACATCACAAGGTAAGACTAAAAGAATATATGAAATAACTCTAAGACTATTTGAAACTGTTGGTGTAGAGGTAGGACCAGACTTAGATCACATGGAAAGAATACCATTCAGATCATCTGCTAATCCAATGAACGAAGGTATTGCACCATTCACAGGTGATAAAGAAGTTGAATTTAGAGGAAACTACGATACAGATGGTTTTATAGTGATAAGGCAAACTCAACCTTTACCTTTAACTGTTTTATCGGTATACCCAAGGCTAGTAACAAATGATGGATAACATACTAAATATTGTGCCTTATACAGCAGAACATGGACAGTTTATATTATCCTGTCAGATGAATCATAAGGTATTAGAAGCAGATAAAAATTATATTAACATAGAAGGTAATGCTAAAAACTTAGAGCAAGATCATTTAGCATTTACTGGTTTAGTTGGTAAGAAACCTATTTTTGCTGCAGGCATGAAAATGGTATGGGGTCAAGTAGCAGAAGGTTGGGTTATAGCAACTCAAGAT